GCGCAGCTTCGCGACAATCTCTTCCGGCTTGTGCTTCTTCTGGGGCATTCCAAAGTCCTCTCCAAGGCTCAATAGCCTAACTCAATGAGGACCACTTTTCAGGGGGCAGACCAGTAGGTGCTGCTGCCTTGACACAATTTTTGCCCTTAGAATGGTGTCTCGCTCGCCAAGCTCAGCCGCGGATGATGTCCAGTATTCGGTAGCCAAGGTATCGAGTTGGTCAACCATCGAGAGCATAGACGCCAAGTCATCGTCGCGGGACGCCTCACGAAATTGGCTCCGACGCACGTAACCTTTCACCAATTCCGCAAAAAAATTGGCGAGTAACGCGCCTACGCCGGCGGCAATCAGAGTTTGAACAACAGATGCTATCGAGTCAGTGTCCAACTTGGGCCCGGTTCGCTTTATCTACGTAGTCCCAGATCATACGTACATACGCCTCAAAAGCCGGACCAGCAGCAATATGTAAGCTTTTTCGAACCTCTTCAGCCGAGAACCCTTCTCGTATCAAGCCACCAAATGCCTCCTCCAGGAAAGAAGGGGGGTAGCCACTTGCGCCGTCCAAGACGATACGCACTTGGTCATGGGTTTTGAGAACCGGCATAAGGTAATCCTCTCGGAACTCCTGACCGCTTCCCTTTCCATGTCTACGGTAACGTCCTCCAGGAAAGGGGAAGAGGTCTGCAACATTAATAGTTCGCATGGCCTTCATCCTCGATGCTATCCGTAAAAACGTCCGACGGCAGGCTCCACTCTATAAGTGTGCCACCAATATGTGACGGCAACCCGTTCGTGACAATCCTGTCATTATGATGATGCGTGATTTCGGCACGCCCACTGATGATCCGCAGGTACCCAGTCTCAGAGCCGCGGACAACATCCGCCATGCGCTTCAACCCCAGTCCGCGATGTTCAAGCCCTGTGCTGGTGCGCCCGACTTCAAAGGCTGCTTTCAGCATGTGCGCATCATCGGAAATGAGGCCTCCTGTACCTGCAGATACAGCTGAGAGAATACGTTCCCATAGTGGACCTTTCGGAAGAGTGAACGGGATGCCAGCGCCTTGATCGAAAATGAAGAACCGTAGGCGACCTGCTGCCATGTCAAGGCAACTCGCGCCCCACCAACGATGCCCGGCAAATGGGTGATCAGGTTCATATTCACTTGGATAAGCGTGAGCTATCGCGTTTTCAGCAGCCTCCATCAGCCCTTCAAAAACCTGTGGGCGGCTTGTAAAGCCAGCTAGCGATTGAGCAAAGTGAACTTGCAACTCGTTGATTTTCTCACCGTCAAAACTTTCACCAGATTCCAACTGAGTAAGCGTTACGGTATCAGTCCAGGTGTCACGTCCGCGAACGGCTCCGATTTGAAGAAGATCAAAAACTCCCAAATCATCCAGTAGGCTTCTAACTTCCGGAGACCAGAGATGAGAGTTGCGCGGCCTAAGGCGCGTCTTCCTTATCAAAGACCATCGGTGAAACTCTGCTGAAAGAACTATCGCGACCGGTACCGAAAGCTCCTTTACCGGGACTAAGTCTACATAAATTCTCTTATTCTTACCGTTCTCATGAAGGGCCTCCGAGCGAAAACGGTCCAAAAATGCGATAGTCTCTCTGAAGTTCTTCGAAAAACTTAATATTGCTGGGGGGCTTATTCTGATTTCAACACTAGCGGCGTGCTTCCTCCCTCGCCTCAGGACGGTACGCCGCCATCTGAGCCGTGCACATCGCTGATTCCGTGCTTTTTGATCGAAAGATTGATACTTCAATTTTAAGCCCGCCCGCCAAGGTGCAGATAGCAAAGATTGGCAGGCGAGTCAGCCACATGACGAATCTTACGGTGGCGGCCTGCCCGTCATCGCGTACCAGGCCGAAGCAGCGCCGGCCGCCGCAGCGAGGATCATTTTTCCAACCGTCCAAAGCCCTTGTCCGAGCTTTCCGGCAAAGATGACGCGGTCCCGCACCCGCTCCAGTTCGACCGTGGTCGGTTTGATCCCCTCGACCGAGCGCTCAAGCCCGTCGAGCCGGTGCTTCATATTGATGATCTCGATCCGGGTTTCTTCCTGCGCCTGGTAGCCACGGCGCCGGCTTTCCGCTGCCTCCTTGCCCTGGTCGACGAGGGTCGCAATGGCAGCCACTAGCGCCTTGATCTGCTCTTCCAGCCGCACTTGGCGCTCGGCAATTGTTTCTCTGGTCAAAGCGGCCTCCGGACAACGGCGACGAGGATTATTGCCAGCAGGATCACGCCGGCGCACAGGACGGCATCAGCTATTTCCGGCACCACACGTCCCTCGCTGCATTTGCCCGTCTCGCCTCAAGCACCGTCTGGGCGCTATCCTTGCTGGTTGAATAGGTGACGACCGGCCAGACGGCGCATTCAGCGCGTGTTGTCGCGATTGTTGGGGTCTGACTGCATCCCGCCATCGTCAGGCCGCACAGCACGGCCAGCAGCGGCAGCGCGCTCGATATCCTTGATATGTTCAGCATAGCTGTCCCTTTCACTCGCTGCCTGCCTGTCACGTTCCCGCAGCGCGCCGGATGCACGGCCGCGGAGGTAGGTCGCGATGATGGTGAGGATGCCGATGCCGGCCGCGATCAGATAGCCGCCGGCATCGGATATGAGGGCGGTGAGCAGACCGGTCATGTTCGCCATCCAAGGCGCTTGGCGAGCAGGTAAAAGCCCTCGGTGCCCACCCACACGATGCCGCCTGCAATGATCTCAAATGCGGCATCACTGGCTGGATCGTTGAACACCTGGTCGACGGTATCGAGGCTGACCCAGCCACGGCCGATGAGAAAACCCGCCGCGACGCGGGCGACGATACGAAGAAGGGGCCCCATGTCAGGCTCCTTTGCCGAAAAGCTTGGTGAAGATTGCGAGGATGACGGCCCAAAAGCCGCGCGCTGGCGCCGGCTGGCGCGCGGATGCCTGCGGCTCGGGCCCGGCCGAAGGGGATTGCCGATCCACGCCATACCCTTCCGCCAGCAGAAGCGCGTTGAAGGCCTTGGCGTAGCCAGCAATGAGATCGGCCCGATCCGTACCGTTCACGATCCGGCGCGCCCACGTGTAATCGCTCCTGGTCAGGGTGATGTAGTCGGACAGCTTCTTGCCCGTGAACCAGCCGTCGCGCATGCCCAGAACGAGGATTTCGGCAGCAATGGCCGGCTCCAGTGCCTTCGACGGATTGCCGACCAGATCGATGCCCAGCTTCTGCCCTGCCTTCCGATAATTCTCCTCATGGGTAAGCTGGACATATCCCCGGCCGAAGAACCCGCCCGACCAGTAGTCGCGCGTCACCCACTTCATCTTTCCGGCCTTCCACGCCTTGGTGAGCAGTTCCTTTGCCTTGGCGTCGGAATTCGCCAGCGTCTCGCGCACCGGCTTCATGGTGCCGGCCGTCTCGTGATAGGCCGTGGCCAGCACATAGGCGCACTGGTTGCGCAGCAAGCCGTGCTTCTTGCAGGCGGCAATAATCAGCCGCCCGTCGCCGTGCGACAGGTCCATGGTCGGTCCTTTCAGATGTCTGGATCGGTTTTCGTTGGGCCCGAAACTGGCTGCGGAACAAATGTGAGCTATTTCACATTCTTAGAGATTATCTGGGTTAGGCTGCCCGCGCGGCTATCCAGTGACCGCTCTTGCTGGCGTACTCTCCGCCCCAACGAAGGGTGCGCCAGCCCTTTCGAACTTGCGGGGGCAAGGAAATGGAAATCTACGTTGAGCCGGCCAAGAGGCCGGGCAAGAGAAAGCTGATCCGAAAATCGACGCTCGATCCGGCCGAGGTCGATCAGGAACACGGCGGGATTCGGCTGTCCATCGAAGCGGCGGGGATCTACGACAATTCCCGATACCGCTATACGATCAAGCTCACGCCGGAGAATCTGGCGCTGATCTACGAAGCCTGGACCGGAGCGCGTGCCCGCCCGGCATAGTTGCCCCCACCCCGGGTTGAGCTATTATCCCCCGGCTGTTCTTACGACGGCACGGGCTGGCGCGCTATCGGCAGGATCGAGACGGCTCGCCAGCCCGCGCCAGCTATGCTATTCGTCAGATCTAAAATCCGCAGCGGGGCATGAGATGATCAAGCGCATCCAAATCGCTCTACACCGAGCGATCTGCTTCCTTTACGGACAGTTGCCAAACGATTGGCATGAGATTCGCTCATCCAAGAACGGACCCGTCATGCGGCGGATTTCCATAGACGGCCTCGACTGGGAATACCGCCCCATGACGGAAGAAGAAACGCGGGACTTCCTGACGGACTGGGCCATTAAATAATCTTCGTCAAAGCCCATTCAGAAATCCGTACATCTGATTGAACGAGACAAGGAGATGTCCCGTTTCGTTTGGATGAATGCCATCCGGCATGAGAGCGTTCTTGTTATCAAGATTGTACGGCTTGAAAATCGATCCACTGAGCAGATCACAACAGGGTATGGCGCACCAGCGCGCAACATCCTTTATGACGTCAGCAAAATCATAGATTGTATCACCATTTCCGTTGACGCCCCGCATGGATGCACGAGGGAACGGAGTGAAGACGGCAATCGTTGATGTCGGGTATCGATCTACCAGACCACCGAAAAGCGTTTTGCAGGCACCATAGAACGTTGTGTTGTCAGTGCTGGCCATGGTGCCGAGCACGATGTTGCTTGACCAGTCGTTGGTGCCCCCCAGAACGGTGATCAGATCGGCGTCCAAGTCCATATCGCCGAATCTCTGGCACATAGCATTGCTTTCGAACCCCGGCAGCGACGGTCTTTCTGCAATTGCCGTCCCACCAATACCATAGTTCCGAGGCGTGATGATCCCTAGAGGGGATGCTAGATGAGACCAGTAGGAGTATGGCTGTTCCGTGGTGCTATCACCCATGACATTCCATTTGCCATCAGTCCATCTGGTGGCCCCGCCACCGCCGCCACCTCCTGTGATGCCCCATCGCTGCCATGCCGGGAATGAAGACGGCCCGTATCGGATGACCCTTTCATAATATGCGGTCGAGCTGGTGCTCATGTATAGGCGCTGGTGGCTGTATCCAGCCTCCCCGCCAAACTCCTTTACCCGGAGCAAACCGACCGCATTAGACGGCCAGTCGGGAGGCATGTCCGCAACAGCCGGGAGGACGGAATAAAGACCATCGCGCCAGAGGCTATTGACGCTCCCTGTCGTGACGCTTCCCTGCCACACGGCGGTCGCGCGGCGCCATACGGCGTTCACATCACTTGGGTTCGCCTGGTTGATACGCCGCTCATACGACCGTCTGGTGTCGGTGATGGAGTAGATATTCTGCTTTACGTATGTATTCCCAGCCGTGCCCAACCCATAGGCTTCCACGACAAAGATAAATGCGCCAGCCGGGAAATCAGATGGCTTTCCTGTTCCCGCAAACAGATTGTCGCCGAAGTAAACCCCCGGCAGCAAGATCGTATTGAGGTCTGCATTCGATGCCAGCGGCCCTCGGCCGATATGGGCGCGGGCCAGATTATTAAACATCTCTGGCGTCATCAGGCCGGACACCGAGGAAGATGCCGCATTTGTTATCATCGGCAATGGCCCAATGCGGGTCCACGAGCCAGACCCTGACCCGCCTGATTTCTTGTACACCCCGCGATAGGCTTCATTGCTATCGCCATACACATGCGCGATGGAATCTGCCGGATGCGCGAGGTCGGCAAAGAGTTGAGCTCGCGTCTCATAGGTGACTGCTACGCCGCCTTCGACCAGATCGATGCGATCAGACAGATTTTGATCCCCAGATTCACGGGCGGCGATCTCATCTGCAATAGCCTGCTCACGAGCCAGCCGTTCGGCCTCGACCTTGGCATCAACGTCGCCAGCGCCTTCATCAATGGCGCGCTCAACCTCCGTGCCCCAAGTCTGAGCCTCGCCCATGTCGGCACCGCGTGGCGCTCCACCAGCAGTCGTCGGCGCAAAGACTTCTGCTGCGCGCTTCGTATATGCGCTCATCGTGTATTCTCCAGATTGTCGGAAAAGAGGCCGGTTATGAAAGTGGCGGGATCGTGTAGATGAATGTCGCCGTATCGCTGGCTGTACCGTCAGAGGTGTAGGCAACGGAGTTAACCGTGACCGTCACCGGCTCAAAAGCTGCCGGCTGGGTGAACGACCGCGTCAAGGCAACATCTGGTCGCCCTTGCGAAGCGGTCGCCCCTGTCAACGTCAGCTGCGCAACATGCAACTGAGTAACCCGCGTACTGCAATTGAACGTATAGTTGCCAGATCCATCATTGCTGACGCTGACGGTAAGATTTGGCGCGTCAGGCTTGGTGTTATCGATCTCCATCGGATCGACAACTAGCAGCGGCGAATAGTACGAGCCCTCGTCGTCATCGTTGAAGAACCGGCATTTGAAGTCGGCACGGCTGCCGGTCGTGTCAGCAGCATCCCAGGCATAGCGGGTTGTTCCGCCGCCATTGTATTCCGTCATACTCTGGAACGGTGCCGGCTGGCCGCCCGGCCATGTCCGGTAGACCGCCTCGGCAATGGAGCCTCCGGGCACGGCAGCAAACTTGACGCGGGTTTCATACGAGTTGTCGGGATACTGAACCACGGACGCCTCGGAAGGTGCCGCCGGGGTGTCGAGCTCGGATTCGTACTGTAGTTCCGGCACCTCTATGGGCGGGTCGGCCTCCATCGTTGCCGGGTTCCAAGGTTCATCGACCAGCGCCTTGGGCCATACGATGTAGGGAATATCGACCTGCCCGGCCTCATCATCGATGCGAGGCGGAGAAATCCGGCACAACATCGTTTCCTCGGCATCGTCGTCATCGATATCGACATAGGTGCAGCCCCATGCCGCAAGGCCGGCAATATTGGTGCGGATGGCGCCGGCATCGGCGCGCGCGGACAGGAACAGGCGCCTTGCATGGCGCTGCGCCTGAGGCGCAGAGGGACAAAACGGAAGTTCCACGTCGAACGGCTTTTCGCCATAGCGGGCGACCTCATCGTCGATCCGCGCCCAGGAGATGCCGGACATGTCGATTTCGCCCATGTCGTAGCCGCGCTCGGGCGAATAGTACTTGATCCGGCAGATATTCGGCCGCTCGACAGCTTCCGGACCGGATTTCCAGTCGAGTTCGATAATATGCTTGCCAGTGAAATGGATCTCGGCGGACGGATCGTCATCGATCAGGCGAATGCGGATCAACCCCGATTCGCTGGTCACCACCTCCGCACCGATGGAATCCAGAACCTGCTGCATAACCTCGCCGCGCTGGCTTTCGGAAGGCCATATGCCCCAGCACCGCGACCGCGGCTCTGTCCCATCCTTTGTGGCCACGGGCATATCGGCGCGGTCGGCTTCCGCTGCGAGGAATCCCCAGTCGAAATCCGCACTCTTCAGGTCTGGATAGCGCCGCATGATATGAACAGCGCACAGGATGCCGTTATCGGACCACTTCCAGCTTGCCGGCGTGTCCGCATCCTGTGTCGGGTCGCGCGGATCGAAGACAGGCCCTATGCGGGCGACCACTTCGAGATCGGGCGCCCCGCCCTGATAGAGCTTCTGGAATTTCTTGTTCCCGGACTCGGAAGAAAGCGCCGGCACCCTGAAGCGCACCAGCGACTGGAAGATGCCGCGGCATCGATGCGCCGAGGTCCAGAGCGACGGAAAGTCCGAAATCAATTCAGGCCATGCCGTTTCAGTACCGTCGCCCGGCTTGCTCTTGACGTTGGCCCACGACCCTCCCTGCAATGCCCACGGCGGCGAGGAAACATCCCCGTTCGCCTCGACGGTGATTTCACGGCCGCCGAGAAAGTATTGTTCCACGCCCACCATCAGCCCTTTGACGTGCCAGATCAGTCGCGAGATGTAGGATCCCTTGGTATTGCCGAATGCCTTGAGCCCCCCGAGCTTGACACGGCCGACAGCATTGAACTCGGAAGTCTCGGCCTCCTGAAACGTGTTCTTCATCTCGCCGGGATCGATCTTGGGCCTTTGCCCGCGACCGGCGGGAACCATCTGCGACCCCACGACCGCCGCGTATGCCGCTATCTGCAAGCCGGTGTAGATTGCGCCGAAAGACAAGGCGCCGCCGAGCGGCCCGGCGAAGAGAGCGAAGGCGATGGGCGTAAAGATGAAGTCTGCATGGGCATGTGCCGTCATCGCCAGCAGCGAGACGCAGCCGGTCAGCGCCAGTTTGATGAATTTCATGTCAGCTAGCCGCCCAGACCTCGACCGCACGCCGCGGGATCATCCAGAAAAAACCCTGATCGGTTCGCCAGCAGCAGATGCCGCCCGAGCCGAAAATCACGCCGACCTGCCCGAAACGACGGGTGTCGACAATGCCGACATCGCCAAGATGGGGATCGCCGGCGCGTGGATAGACACCAGCACGAGACAGATTGTCTCTCCAGATCGCGTCGAGACTTCCGGCCGCCTCGATGAGAGCATGCGCCTCGTCTCTACTGGAATAGTGCGGCAGATCGGGGTTGATCCCCAGTTCCCGTAACCACAAATGCGCCACGGCCGAACAATCATCGACGCCCCATTCCACGGACTTTCCTTCGAACCGCTCGAGGAACGATGCAAGCGTTGCCTCCAGTGCAATGTCGCTCATCCGTTGAAGACCTCCATGACCTTCACCCCGATGAACTGACCGCCCTTGTCTCCTGGATAGCGCCGCTCCTGATCGGAAGCGTTCCAGCGCCCGCCGAATGGATAGTTCTGCGATTGCCACATGCTTTCGATGACGAACGATGCCGAGCGAATGCCAGGACCTGCCCGATGCAGCGAGGGCGCGGTGATCTTCCCGGGAAACAGCTTCTTGAGCGTGATGCCGATCTCGCCGGTTTCCGGATCGAACTCCGACCAGAACAGATCGCACCTCCTCCCCTCGATCTCGCGCGCCATGCCCTTGATTTCGCGCCAGAACTCCACAGTGATGCCGCCGAGCATGATGCCCACCGACGCGGCCTGGCCAAACCGGGGATCTTCAACCGCCGCCACGCTGACCAGCTGGCCGCCGAGCGGGTTGGTTATGCCGCGCCATTCGTGGCCACCGACGGTGATGTTGCCGACGCCGTTGTGCAGGCGTTTCAAACCAGCCGGCAGATCGATTTCCGCAAACCAGCACCGGGCAATATGGGGAGCTTCCAGCCGATCAAAATCGGCTTCGGAGAAGATTGCCATCTATGGAAACCTATGGATTCGACTCCGCCTTAAACGGTGTGCTTAACTGCACGCCTCAAGGTGGAGGGCAAAATGGACTATTCGACTAGACGGGTAACCAATGTCGCGGTCTGGGGACTTGAGCGCCACGAACACGAGCAAGAAACCACCGTAAGCGGAACCATTAAGGTGCAAATATCAAGGATCGATGGTGATGAGTATGGGCCTAACGCAACCCTCGAACTTGCCGTGCCTCTCCTTGACGGTGCAACGATTCAAGATGCTGAACGCGGGCTTCTAGCAGGCGCAAGCGCGCTTCTAGGCCATCTTTCGAAGCTGTCCGAAAATGATCTTCTGGCTTCACTTCATGAAAGCCAACCGAAACAGCTTCTGAAGAAGAGTGGATAGTTTTCATTCCCTCAGTCTCCTAGTCAGTGAAGTACTGCCGCACGTCATAGTCGAGGACTTCGACCATGGTGACGCTCAATCCGTCAGCCACCACCAACCCGCGACCGGCAGATGCGCTGTCTTCGCTCTCCAGCCGCATCGCCAGAGTGGGTCTCAGGGTTGCGAAGTCGTCAGCCGAGATTGCCTTGCGAAGCGGCGGCCAGACACGATACCGGCCCGGCTCGAACACTTCCGTCACGGTATAAAGGCCCATATGAAACGGCAGGAAACCGAGATAGTCGCCCACATCCAGCGTATGCCCCCAGAAGGTGGAGCTCAGGGAAACGATGGTGTCATCACGCTCAGCCGGCGCAGCAACAGCAACCTGTGGCGGCGTCTTCCCCCATCCCTGGCCGTTCGACCACGGCATTCCATTCGACCAATTCTGATCATACCCCAGTGAAGTCCATTCGACATGCGGCGCGACATCGATCCCGGTGTCACGGGGCGACATCATATCCGGGTCAAAGAATAACCAGCGCGTTGCATTCGCCCCGCCATGCAGCGCCGTCACCCAACCGCGATAGCGCCGGAACATAGCCTTATGCATTGCCGCGAAAACGATCTGCCAGCGCCATAGGCCGAACGGGAGCGCAGTCGTTTGGGTGAATCCCGAAATGGATTGGCTCGCACTCGATGCAACCGCGCGCGGGCCGCTCAACGGCTGGAGAGAAACAACCGGCAACCCGACAGGATGAGACAGAAGGCGGGCCATTACGGTCTGGTTCTCCTCGTCTGGCGGGTATTGGTGCGCTGCTCGACCATCGCCGGAACACGTTTTGCGAGGTTGCCGGTAGCGGCGGCGCTCTCCTGCATGGCAATTCCCTTCACCACGCCGCCGTCATCCACAAACACACCACGAACGACGATTTCCTGCACATCGCCGTGCCGTGCCTGGTTCCCTTTTCGAACATCGACCATTTCTCCCGGAGAGGCACGGAACGCGACAAGCTGGCTGTCGGTCCCGCCCGAACCGCCGACAGTAAACGACCCGCCATGCTGGAAGCCGACCAATCCTCCAAGCAGCCCCTTGAAGACCGATCCGAAAAATCCGCCGCCGAAGTTCATGGTGGAGAGAAGCGAGCGCGCTATGGAGTTGATCGCCTCAAGCGCCACATCTCTCCACGATTTCGTGCCTTTGATGGCCTCTGCGATGGACGATCCCAGGCTATCGAACGCTCCGGAAATGCCATCAACGATGGATGTTGCGCCACCCGCCACCGCACCGGACATACTTTGCATGCCATTGTTCAGGCCCTGGATGATGTTCACGCCAAGTCCATGGAAAACCGTCGAGGGCGAATGAATCCCGAGGATGGATTTGAAGCGATCGCGTATCCCGGCACCGATATTGGCGATACCATCCTTGACCGTTCCGAACATGCTTTTGATGCCGTTCCAGAGACCGCGCATGAGATCGACGCCGATCTGGTACATTTCGCTGGCAAGAGCCCGGAATGATGCCACGATCTCCTGACCGAGCTGCTTTATCTTTTGAACGCCCTGATTGAACAGGGAAACGACAGCCTGGTCGAAGTTCCGAGCCCACTGCATCAGTGCCTGATCGACTTGCTGGATTTGTGGCCAGAACGCCACCAGCGCGGCGGATATGCTTGCGATAGCTGCAACCGTTGCGGTGACAGGCAACCCAATCGCGGCAATTGCGGCCGCAAGTGCGCCAAGCGCGATGAGAACAGGGCCGATGATAGCGGTCAGACCAGCGATAATCGTGCCCCATTTGAGTATTTCAGGATTCGTCTCGGCCAGAACGTCCACCCATTCCGCCAGCTTACTCACAAAGCTGGTGACCATGGCCAGAAGCCCGCTATCGGCGATTGCGATCTGTAGGGATTCGAAGGCGCCGGAGAGTTTTTCCAACTCGCCATTAAAGCCTTTCAAGCGGGCCGCCGCCTGTTCTTCAGCTGACGCATTGTTGATGCGGGCACGCATTTCCTCCACACCATCGCCGCCCTGCTTCATCAGCATTATGGCCGTGCGCATGGCGTCTACACCGAAAATGTCCTTCATGTGCCGGTTGAGGTCTTGATCCGACAGATTGCCCATCTTCTTGTGCAACTCGTCGGCAACTTCCGTCATGTTCTTGATGGAGCCATCGGCATTGAAGAATTCCAGCCCCAGTTCCTGCATCGCCGCTGCGGCAGTTTTCGAGACAGGCACAAGCCTGGTCAGGAAAGCCTTGAATGACGTGCCGGCGTCCGACCCGCTGGCGAAAGCCGAACTGGTCACCGCGATGACGGCGTTGAAGTCCTCGAACTCGACCCCAAGATTTCCCGCCACGCCACCGGCCTGCCCAAGCGCAAGACGATAGTCATCGAAGCCGAACTTGGATTCCAGCAGCACGCCGGTGATGCCGTCGACAAGGCCGCCAAGTTCGTTGGCCTCCTTGCCGAAATTCATCATCACGTCCGTCGCGACATCGGCCGCAGCGGCAAGTTCGGATCCGCTGGATGCCGCAAGCGCCATGCTGGCCGACACCGCACCATCGAGTATCTGGCTGGCGGTCAGGCCGTTCTTGGCCAGCATCTCCATGGCGTCGGCGGATTCGGATGCTGAAAAAATGGTATCGGCACCGAGCTGCACGGCCATATCGCGCATGGCCTTGAATTCACCGGCTGTTGCGCCGGTGGCAGCCTCGACCCGGTTTAATGCCGCCTCGAAGTCCCCTGCCGTCTTGACCGTCAGAGCCCCGAATCCGACAATCGGCGCAGTCAGGTAGCCGGACATGTTCTTGCCGACTGACTGCATCGACTTTCCGATGCCCTTCAGGCTTTTCATCGCATCGGCAAGCCCCTTGTCAAAGACCGCCGTGTCGATCCCGAGCACGACGCGAAGGGAGCCGATGATTGCGCTGCCTGCCATATCAATGCCTCGTCAGGGCCGCCGTCCATCTATGGGCGATGGCGATCTGTTCCTCGACCGTTTGACGCCGCTTCCCTTTTTTTGGAGCGGCGGGCGTCAGGTCTTTCAGTTTGGGGAGCTTTTTTTGCCGCGCCAACGCCTCGATATGCCAGGCCAGCCATGCACGATCGTTGTGTTCGCGTTTGAGCCGGGAGGCGACACCTTCCAGAATGACGCCGATTTCGCGAAGCGTGAGCCGCCAGAAGCCCGAAGGGTCGAGACCGGCTTCCACCCACGATCTAAGCAGCGACAGCGGGTCTAGCCTGCCGTCGCCGCCTTCCGAGGGTTTTCCTTGCCGCCCGCCTTAGGCGCGCCTGGAAATGCGAGGCGGAATGCCTCGCCAATCTTCTCGACGCACACCTGCATGCCTGCATCCGTCGCGATCAGTCCAGCATCCTTGATGCTCACGTCCTCATGGTGATCGCGCAGCGCAGCCCAGACCAGAGCGCGGATGGAATTCATCCGCACCTGCTTCGGGTTCTGGATTTCGGCGATGATCTCGGAAACCGGCTTGTCGAGTTCGGCCTCCAGTTCACAGAGCGCATTGACCGAGAACGACAATGTATAGGCGCGGTCACCAGATTGGAGGGCGACCGAACCGCGATGGGGATTGGCCATCGGCTTATGCCCCCACCACCGCTGCCGTGCCCACGCTCTCAGCGGAGGCGGAGCCGGCGGCATTGGAGCCGGTCACCACGACCGTGATGACATCACCGATATTGCCGGCGACCGGAGCGAAGGTCTTTTCGGTGGCGCCAGAGATCGGCGTGCCATCGGCTTCCCACTGGAACGTGAAACTCGGGGAGCCGGCCCACACACCTTCCCATGCCGTCAGGGTTTGGCCCTCCTGAGCCACGCCGGAGATCGCCGGCAGCACGGAATTGACCGGGGCAGCGGCCGGGGTGGAGATGGTCGGGCCAGTGACGCGCCAGGTCACGGTTGCCGTCATCTTATCGTCGGTGGGGACCGCAGGTTCATAGCCCGAGACCCAACCAGAGAACTTCCACGTCACGCCGTTCGGGAAGGTGACGCGGCAGCGCACCCGCTCACCGGCGGTCTTGATCTCCCCGATAAGCAAGTCGGACGCTGAGCCCGGAATGAAGTTCATCTCGAAGGATGCCTCGCCCGGATCGATCAGGCCGGGGATGAACTCGCGAGTCCGGTTCGGTGACTGCATATGGGTGGCGTCCACCTCATCAACGGTATCGTTGGGCGGTGTAATGTCGAACACTTCAGCAAGTTCGATCCACGTTGCCTCATTGTCGCGGCTGATATGGAAAAACGAACCATAGCCGATAGATGCCTGTGTTTCGGCCATCTTCAGGTCTCCTTGTGATGAATCATGAAGTCGAGGGAGGTACGGAACAGATGCTTCACATCGCCCGCGTCCGCTGCGGGAAGGTCTCGTTCGCCATCGAGGAAAATGCCCTGGAATATCCCACCCCTGTGGCCTGACAGCGTTGCGATCACGGCGCGGGCGGTCTTCTTCGTGGCGGTGTACTTCTCGCTGTAGATGTCGATCTGAACACGGCTCGCGACATATCCGGAAGCGCCTTGCGTATGATAGTCGCGCAGGCCGTCGATGCGCTGCAGTACGGCATAGGGACCCGATGTGCCTTGCGGCGCGCGTCCCCAATGGATGCGATCAGAGACAAGCGCTGTCACGCCGGCTGCGCCTAACAGCAGGGTCACAAGCTGTTCTTCCATGGCTTATTTGCCCTTTGCAGCTTTCTTCGCCAGTCGCGCCGCTGTCTTTTCGATCTCAAGCCAAGTGCGGTTGGCTATTGTTTCGAGGACTTCGTTCTTGTGCTGGTCCCATGCAGGACGCATGAACGGTTGCGTCTGGTGACCGGGTCCCGTGCCGAACTCCTGCAAGTGAGCTGCCGGGTCAGGCCCCGGGCCGACGAACGCTTCCACTGGCGACTGCTTTTTGTGAAGCTTCGACTGCCGGCGAGAAAGCTTTGTGCCGACATCGATACTTTCGCGCAGATAGCCCATTTCGATAGGCGCGAGGGCGCGGGCTGTCTTGGCAACCGGCTGGCCAGCTTCCTTTAGCGTTCGCCGCAGCACTGCCTTGGCGTTGGCCTTCGGCAGCTGTTGGAGCGCCTGCTCCAATTCCTTCAGGCCTTCGACCTTCACCGAAAAGCCCTTAGCCATCGGCGTCACGAACCGACGTGATCTCGATGAAGCGGTGCCGGCCCTCCGAGACCTCCTTCACCCCGACGATGTTGTAGGATGCACCCTCGTGGTCGAGCCGGTAGACCGGCGTCACCGCGCGCGTTTCCGGATCCGAGAGAACGACGAAACGGCTCATCCGGAACGAACCGACCTGACCCGCCGCAAATCGCTCGCCATCCGACGCATCGAGCCGTGATGCGAGCCGTTCAAAGCTGACCGGATTGCCATAGATCGGCTCATTGAACTCGTTCTCACCGATCTTTTCACCGTCGCGAGACAGGGTGATCAACCGCGTCCGCGCGCCCGACCCGACCATCATGCACCCCGACGATGGTTGCAGAGCAGGACATCGATAGCCGTCCAGTCATCGCGCTTCGCGTTCTCGCGTTTGTGGAAGGCATCGTCGACGAACATCAACATGGCGTGGTGCACCTCGGCAGGAACGTCACCGCCGAACACAGCCGTCAGCGTGATACGAGAGCCCGGCCGGATCGCCGGCCAGGACTGGCTCGGCTTGAGCGCGATCGACGGCTCCAGTCCGTCCTTCCGCGCGTCGTAGACGGCTTCGTCGAGCGTCTGTGTGTCGCCGGCAGCATCGACATATTGCACCGATGTGATCGATTTCAGCGGCCCCTCTGACAGCCGCGCGAAATCTCGGAAGCTATCGCACTGACACGCCAGCGCTTGCTCGGCCCATCGGGCGTTGCAGTAGTGCTCGACATGCGAGCGCGCCGCCTTGATCAACCGAGTGAGCATATCATTGAAATGCGTCTCGGCAGGCAGAATGCCGCACTGCGCCTTTACCTCGTCCAGAGGCACCGGCTCGGTGGTCGGCGCGACTATGACCGTCGACGGATACCACATGGATCAGTCCTTCTTACGCCGGCCACGACGCTCGGGCGCCGGGAGCTTCGCCGTCATCTCAACAGCCCGATCAGAAGCCGGGACAGCATATCCGGCTTCGATCAGGCGCACGGCCTCGTCCTGCGGGAAGTCCCGCTCATCGCCGGGACCGAGGGAATAGGCCGGGCCGGACAGCCCGACCAGGAGGCGGACAAGCATTAGCCCGCGCTCACAGTGATAGTGCCTGCGTCATTCCAAAGCGCGCCGACAATATGGGGGTCTGCGGTCGGCAGGATAATCGCACCGCCCGCCTCGACGGTGATCTTGCCGCCGGATGCGACAACCATTTCGTTGCCGCCGGGCTTGCGATAAACCTTTGTATTCTGATCGGACATTCCGACCTCCATAGGATCGAGGAAGGGAAGCGGGGCCGAAGCCCCGCCCACTAGATCAGGGCTGCAGCAGATGCTTGACGGCAGCCGTATCGCCCAATTCGCCGTCGAGGCGGATCAGGCCAAGGAGGCCGATGTCCGGCGCGAACCGCTCGCGGGCGACGAACATGACGATGCCGCCGACCTTGCGGACGAAGTACTTGCCGAAGTCGCCGAAGATGATCGACTTGTTGCCGGTCGCAATGTCAGCCATCGCCTGGTTCACCGAGTAGCGATAGCCGAGGATGTTGCCCGGCACGCCACCCTGGACGTCGCCCTGCGTCCAGATATAGCGGCCCTCGCCATCCTTCAGCTTGCGCAGCGCGCCCAGCGTCTTGTCGTTGAACATGAAGCGAGCCTTCGGCGACGTGCGATAGGCCGGATCGACCGAATGGACGAGGTCGATGATCTCGTCATAGGTGACCGCAGTGGCAGCCGCTGCATCCTTGCCTTTCGTCGATGCGGTGACGATACCGTTCGGATCACCGGTACCGTCGCCGACGGTCAGTTCGGTGTTCGCGCGGCGGCCGAGGCGCTGGCCGAGCAGATCGCCGAGCAGGGTCTCGAAGTTGAAGATCGAATCCTGCGCCAGCTCCCACGAGAACTTCACCCATTCGGTGTCGTAGGCATAGGCGTTCAACGTCTTCTTGCCGAAGGTGGCGTCCGAGCCGCCATCATCGGTGACTGCGCCGGCTTCGGTGTGCGGAACGACCGGCACCGACGTGTCATCGATCGTCGGGATGTCGATCGGGTTGCCGGCGGTGGTGTTCATCACCGTGCAGATATCCTCGTCATACATCGGCCCCCAAGCCTTCATCGACTTGATGATCTGGCTACTCAGTTCGGTCGGGACGGTGTAGCCGCCGGCGGACGGAGTGCTCGTGGTCTGGGCGCGAACCTCGCTGGACGCCACGCCTGCACGGAGCGCCGCCCGCTCCTCGTCGCTGAGCGCCGACATATCGCCGGCCACCGCGACATAGCGATGGAAAGCCGAGCGATAGGTGACCTCCTCGCCATCGTCCTGGCCCCGGCCTTCGCCGCCGGCAATCGGACGCTTCTTGGCGCGCTCCTCGGCGGCTCGCTCCTCGAGGCGCTTTTCGGCATCGGCCATGCGCTTTTCGCGGGCGAGCTGCGCATCCACCTTGTCGAACTCGGCCATGATGTCGTCATGACGCTTTTCGAGTTCGGCGGCGCGCGCCTCGTCGGTGTTCTTCTTGATCTCGTCAAGAGCTTCGCGGGCGTCGTGTACGAGCTTTTCCCGCTTCTCAATCAGTTCCTTGCTCATGATGATCTCCATGTGAGCATGTCGAAAGAGCCCGCTCGAAAGCAGGCAGCTAAGACGGGAAGCGGGATGCTTGCCTCGCCCTCCGGCAGGTGCCGGGTAATCTCAGGTGATGTTGCGGAACCGGGCTTCTGCTTCGGCCTTGCGGCGTGCGAAGGCGGCAGCATTGTGCTGGCGCCGGTGTTCCTTACGCGCCTCGTCGAGCGAACGAAGCGCGATGGACGTCCCGTCATATGCCGGCTCGGACACGATGCTGACCTCCCGAAGCTCGACTTCCATGATGGTCCGCGTCGGCGGATCGACGGTTTCGTCCCATTCCTGCTTCAGGACGGAAAATCCGAACGACATGCCGGAAATATCACCGCGCTCGATCAGCGTCTTCACATCGCGGCCGTCCGAGGTATCCGGCAGGTCGATCTCGACCGCGAGGCCCCTTTCATCCTCCCGGAGCCGCAAGGTGCCCGACGACGTGCGCCCGAGAACCCGACCGCGATCATGGTCGAAATAGGCCCGCACATCGCCCGTGCGCAGCGTATTGGTGAAGGCGCCGCGCGCGATGACCTCGCGGAAATATCCGCCGATGTCGGCCGTGTCGCCGAACACCGCAGCATAACCTGCCACCGTGACCTTGCCGTCACCATCCGAGCGGTGATCGACCGGCAGGACAAGCGAGCGCTTCTCCGCGCCATCAGGCTTTGTCGTCATCATTCTTCTCTCCGTCGATGTCGTGGGCCGGCTTTTCCGGTTCCGGCTTCAGCGGCTGCTTCCCGAGCACCACGGTCGCGCCCTGCACCAGCAGTTCGTCAGCATCCGGATTCTTGTGGCGCGGCCGGTTCTCCAGCGCCCGCGCCTCATTCGGCGTGATCTGCGCCGTCTGGATGGCCCGCGCGATGCCGTCGATCCGGCTCTTGAAATCGCCGCGCTGGAGACCGTCGAGATTGTGCTCGACATATCGACCGGTCTTCCCGCGCCCGAACAGCTTCAGGTTCGCCTCATCCTCGAATGCCTTCGCCCATTGGCCGATCAGGTGTTTGACCAGATGAAGGTCCTGCTGCTCGACATTGGCGAAGGTGCCGCGCGACAGATCCTGCAGGAATGCGGGTGGAAGCTGCCACGCCCGCGCGATCTCCTGAATCTGGAACAGGCGCGCCTCGGTCATCTGGCCTTTGTCCGGCTCATAGCCGACAGGCTCCAGTTTATGACCGGGAGGGATCGGGACGATCTTCTTGCCGCTGGCATGCGCCTCGTCGATCGCCCGTTTCGTATCGTTGAGGGCACGTTGCAGGCCGGCAGAACCTTGTGGCAGCGGCCCGACCAGCGCCAGCGGCGGAACGCCGCCGCCGGCGAAGAAGTTCGAGCCGTAATCGTTCATGGCGAGCGCAAGCTGGATCGCCTTCGCAGCCAGACGTATCGGGCCGTAGTGTCCGACCTGATCCTCTTTCAGCATGAACGGCACGTCGATCACATCGGCTGAGGGATACGATTTTCCCTCGAACTGGTAGACGAGATCGAACCCGACACGCTTCACCGTCGTCTTGCGCGGGTCCATCGGCCACAGCGCATCGACCTCTCGGCCGTTCCGCTCGATCCATGCCAGGCCTCGACCGCCGGTGAACACTTGTTGCCAGAAATACTGGCGGAACTTGAACGATCCCATGAGATCGTTCGGCGCATCGTGGATCGTCGTCGCCGTCTTGCCCGTCAGCCTGGTAGCGCCGTCCTTCCCGTCGCGATAGGCGTGAAGTGGCAGCGTCGCCATGGTGCGCGACAGGAACGCCACCGCCGCCAGCACCGCCGGAACGGTCATGGCGCTGGCAATCGTGACGGCCGGCAGCTTCACCGAATCCAGGCCGAAGAACGACATGAACTCGACAGTCTGCGAGACCGGGACCGTGGGGTTCTCGATGCTACCCGACCGCTGTTCGCCAGTGGAACGGCTGATTTCAAAACCGATCTTCATGCGCCTACCAGACTGAATTCGGGATCATCCCAGGGCGACACCGCCATCCCGGCGGCTATCGGATTCCAGCTCATCAGGATCGCCGCGCAGAGCATGGCAACGAACGGATCGATCTTCGCCCGCCCTGCCGCTTCCTTCGTCGCCATGTTGCCATTGAGCTTGACCTCGATTTTCACATTGCCAACTGACCAAGACATCAGATCGGAACCGTCGTGGCTGATCGTGTCGTCGCTCAACTTGTGCTCCAGACCCCACAGAGCGGGTGACAGGGCTGGACCCTGCCGGAGACGATGCAGCATCTCTCCCTCGATCCCCCTCAGGGCGAGCGCATCAACAAAGGCCGCAATGTTGTTCGGGTCGAACCCGACGCCTTTTTTCTCGGGCATGAGCCCTGCATCACGAATACGCGCCGCGATCGACGCGATCTCCGCGATGTATTCGGAGACCTCGCAGATAGTGAGTGAGCCCTCGCGCTGGAAGTCGAGCAGATGCGCCGCGATCTCCTTGCGCCGTACCAACACTCTCGGATGCGCGTAAGCATGGCACCAGACCAGCCAGCGGCGCGTCACCTTCTCGCGACCGATGACACAGACGCCGAAAAGATCGTCCAGGCCACCACCATCAGCGCCGACAACTGCGACCTCCGAGCGCTCAATCAGCGCATCCAATGTTAGCGTCGGATCGGCGCGCAGATCCCAATAGTCGGCACCGCCCCAGCCATCGTCGCCGATGCCGACACCGATCTCGATATTGAGATGCTGGCTGGCCCATATCTGTTCGGCCTGCGGTGTCGCCCGGCCGTTATTCTCGTAGTCGGCGATCAGCCGGTCGGCGTCGATCGACCGACCGATGTTCGGCAGCAGCATCGGCCAGTTGCGCTTGTCTCGCCAGAAATCCTGATCCTTCTGCAAATGCTGTGGAAACTCATAGAGCACCGGCAACATGATCGGCGCGGAACCGCCCTGCCCGTCACGGATCTTCCGCGCCTTCAGAAGCTCGGTCTTCCAGATGCCGGCCGGCGCTTCGTCCGACTGCGTAGTGATCATCAGCACCTGACCGCCCTGCATCGTAATGCCACCGCCGCGAATCTGCTGCATGACGGCCGCCGCCTTGGACTTCTTTCCGAGCTCATGCACCTCATCGATGATCGTCAGGATCGGAATTTCACCGGTGACGATCGATGTGTCGAAGCTCTTCACGTCGAGCTGCGTGCCGGTCTTCCGGCGGGTGATGCACTTGAGATGGTCCTGGACAGCGAAGATCGAGTTCAGCCGCTCGTCGAGCCGGATCATGCCCTGGGCCTGATCGAAGCATCGTTCCGAGATGTTCTGACTCGGCGCGACGATCAGCATCTGACGGTTCGGCGCTTCCTCCATGAACAGCGCCGTCAGGCCGAGCGCCGCCACATAGGTGGTCTTCGAGTTCTTCTTAGGGACCATACACAGCAGCTCCCACACGAGCCGCTGTTTCGTTTCCGGATCCTCACTGGCCAGGAAGGCACAGAGAATCTCACGGAACCACTCGCCGCACGCTTCTGCCATGCTCGGGGTGCCGGGAACATCCGGCAGCCGGAGGCGGTTGAAGAACGCGACGGCCTTCGCCGCCCGCTCCGCGTTCAGCGGCACGTCCGCCATGGGCATCTGGCCCGCCTGGATGCGCCCCCACCAATCCGGACATGAGAACCGCGGCAGCGCGTCAGTGGGTGGCATTTTGCGAGGCCTCACGCTCCAGTTCCGCCATCAGGTCCGCGTCGGCCGCGTGCGCACGCTGCTCGTCGATCACCTTCTTGCCGACACGCGCCGGGGACCCCTCGTCCTTCGGCCTCGATCCCATGACGCGCTCGATCTCCATGCGGTCGTTACGATCGATCATGGCCGAGAGCTCACGCAGCGCCGTGATGTTGCCGGCGTTCGCCTGTTCCATGGCGATCTCGAAACGACGGGCATCGAGGCGATCGCGCATGAAGAGGCGATCCTTCAGCTCGGCTCTAAAATACCGCTTCAGAGTCGCAGGCGAGATGCCGACCGCACCAGCTATGCGAGAGGTTGCCCATCCGAGCGCCAGCAACAGCTTGACTTTGTTGCGTATTTTCTCAGTCGGCTGGAAAGGCGGACGCCCGCGCTTTCCAAGCCAGGGCGGAACCACCTCACCGAACAGGTCAAATTCCGGTTCCATGAGAAAAAAATCCCTAGATGAGGGGGGCGCGGGTCTAGGGCTCGGAGGGGTCTGAACTTTCGACCCACCCCCCCATAGGGGCCGCGCCGGCGTTCGCCTGCTCAATCCCAGATGCCGCGCATCATCGTGCTGGACCGCTCTTCGCTCTGCTTGTCCCGGTCATGACATGCCTTGCAAAGGCACTGAAGGTTCTGATCGTCCCAGAACAGACGCTCATCACCGCGATGCGGGCGCTTGTGGTCAGCAACAAGCTGCGATGTATCTGCCTCTATCCTGTTGCAACGCCGGCAGGTGAACAGGTCACGCACCAGCACGCACCACCGAAGCTTTTGCCAACGCGCCGTCTTGTACCATTGGCGCCACGGCTGGCTTTCATCACGCTGCCTAGATCTGGCACGCTCATTATCGGGTGCATGACCAATGCGCGGGGCGAGTGAACCCACACGCGGCTTGAGGCTCTTGAGCCTGCTCATGTCTCTCACGTTTTAGGCATAGCTTTCGCACTGGCCCTGAGTCGGTGAGCAAATCGCTCTGGTAGGGCTGGCCGCCGATGGCACTGTTCACCTGGAATGTGCGCTGTCGGCTATCGATAGGTTGAATCGGCTACTACGACTTTGCGAGTTGCGCAAGATCGAGTTCAACCGGCACGGCGCGCCCGAAAACCATCACCTCGACCCAGGCGCGCCCCTCCTGTGATCCTTCACCGATTTTCGTCACGGTAGCGGGAAACGACGCAAACGGACCGTCATCCACACGGACCTTTTCCCCCTCACCAACAAGCATACCGGAGTTCTTTGAGGCATCCTTCAGAGTTGCCAATTCTGCCTTTATTCTCAATATCTTGTCATCAGATATGAACAAAGGACGCTCATCGTATCCGAGGACGGACCGAACGTGCTTCACTGTGGCGAGACCTGCCCATGATGCCGGTGTGTCGACCACGCGGACGAACATGTATCCCGGCCAAGCCAGCACCCAGACGGGCGATCCAGCCCCGCCGGTGCGCCTGCCGCCCTCGTTACGATCACCCTTTCGAAGAGGCAACCAGTGCTCCACCAGCGCCGCAGAGAGGGACTTATCCACATCATTCTCGCGCCTATTACCAACGCGGATGATAGCCCAGCGCTTCTGGCCGTCCATTGCGGCCGACGCTAGAAGCGTCTGCTGGCGACGGCTGACCTGCATTTGCCGATCTGATTCGGCATAGCACCGGGTCAGATCGATGGTATCCGCCTCATTCAGCCGCTTCACGTCGATCGCCATCATTCCCATTTCCTCGTATCGCCGCTTCGAAGTCACCAAGTCCTTCCGGCCCGCCGGCCGGGAAATACACGACACGCTGTCCGCCCGGATCGGGCAGCCATGGCCAACCCAGCCGATCGTGCAGAGAGCGCCACTGGTCGTAGACATCACATCCGACCGGCACCGCCACCATGGCCGATGCGAAGGCTTCCAGCGCAGGCGAAACCGAGACGCCGCGGCGGTTGGCAGCCTGCTCGTGCATGAAGTTCACAGCCGGAAACCCGGTCTTGGACTGCTTTGCGAGCAGGAGTTCGGCTTCCGTCGCCCTGCCCTCGGCAACCATACCGCGCTCGAACGATGTCAGATCGCTCCGCATCGTTGCCCCGGCGAGGAGATGCTTCAGCCTGGCAACCATCCACAACGGTCCGAACGGCTTGGCCTCCACCGATGTCGGCTTCACGTCCTGCGGCTCGGGAACGTCGACCCACAGCCTTTGCCCGAAATAGGTTGACGGCGCCGGAACATGGGATTTCTTCTGCGCCTTCAGCAGCGCCAGCCAGTGCGGGAACATCCGCGCCGCGTCAGCCCTATCCTCGTCGGACAGCGCGCACCACATCCGCAACGCCGGCTCTTTCGGCATTCCGGCGAAGCCCGGCCAATCCTTCAGCAGCGCCCATCCCGCATTTTCGATCTTCCTTCGATCGACCTCGCGTCCGCGCTCTCTCTCATCCCGTTCCGAGGGGGTCGTTCTGATAGGGTCGTTCTTAGGTGCCGGTCCTAGACCGGCAGGGGGTGCCGACTCTGGACCGGCAGGGGGTGCCGATATATCGGCAGGGGTGCCGGTATATCGGCAGGGGTCTGACGCGTCTGAATCGTCCACCGGAATGCGCGACAGATCGGGATGCTTTGGATCGAGGATGACGCGATAGAGATGTGGGCTGTCACGTCCGTTCGTGCTTTCCTGCACATAGCGTTCCAGATAGCCAGCCTTGACCAACCGCTCGACGGCATCGAACACCGTAGACCGAGCGCAGCCCATCTCGTTGGCCATCTTCACCTGGCTCTTCGTGCACCATCCGAGTTCGTCGGTATGGCGCCCCAGAACGCAAAGAACCTGAAGATCGCGCGGCTTCAGCGCTGGATCGGTCGCCGCACGTGCCGGTATAATGGATAGTCTGGGGCCGCTCATCGCCCTGCCCTCCGCCATGCATCGAAATCGCCGCGCAGCGCCTTCCAGCGCTCGGCGGCCTGACCCCTGTCGTTGAGTTCGGCGCGGCTGGACACGCCCAGCAGCCCACGCACCTTCTGCGCCACGCGTTCATCGGTCAGCGGGCGTTCAAGCCCATGCTCCTGCTCCAGGAAGACACGGAATGCCGGCTCGGCGCATTTCATTGCGCATTCGGCGGCATAGTCCTTCGGATCGCGGTGGTGCGACTCCGCAATGTGCTGGCGACCTTGTTCGGACGGGCGCATCGCCTTTATGGCGCGGTCGACCAGACCGATCAGGAACGCCATGTTTTCCGGCAGATCGGTCACCAGCGCGATTTCGTCATCCGTGGCGCGACCGTCGAAGCGCAGCACCGGGGACAACTCGCCCATGGGATCGCGCGCCAGCACAAAGCAACCGTGCGCGTCATGGGATCGCATCCATATCCCCGGCGAGATCGCATCGAGTTGGCGACGGATGGTGGCGAGGCGCGCAGTATCGGACACAGCCATTACTCAGCAGCCTCCATGAACGGATCGCATGCTTCGCCCCATTCCAGCGGCGGGCGATAATTTGCGACGATGACGGCGGCGGCCGGCTTTTCGCAGACCGAATTCCCGATCTTGTGCCGCTGATTGGTTTCCGCCAGCGGTTTTCCGTTGAAGATCGGATTGAGGATGTAGGTGTCCGGAAAACCTTGCGCCCGCGCCAGCTCACGCGGCGTCAGCATGCGCATGCCGATATCGACAATGACTAACACCGTCCCGCGAATCGAAAGCGCGACGATCTCGCCGCCGTCCCAGCAACCATGCCGCCGCAGGAACTGGGCAACCTGACGGGCGCGTGCCCATTGTGCGTCGGTCAGCGGCGGACAAGCAGCATCGGCGATTGTCAGACCGAAACGATCATGGGTCGTAGCTGCCCATGACGGTTGGTCGACCCGGAAGCCGTCGCCGCTGCCATAGTACGCGGTCATCAGCGGCAACGTGACCACGGCCGAATGCTGGCCACTGGCACAGACAGCAGGATGCGCATCCCTGCACGATCCGTCGCGGCGCTCGCTGCCTTTGAGCGACAGCATCGAGGCGGCGACGATCTGCTGCTGCGATCCCTCGACGGTCGCAGTGGATAGAGGTTCACCGACCGGCCGCCCGATAGGCGCGCGCGGTCCACCATTGTGCTGCGCGAGGTAGACGGCCGCCAGGCTGCCCTGGTTGCCATCCGGCACGGGCGTCGGTGCAGGCCGGTCTATGCCGACGCTGCGCGGCTCCTGCCCCTCGCGCTCGCCATAGCGCGGGACGAGATAGGGAACGACTATCTGGTTCTGGTCGCCATCCGATGCAGCCACGGTGTGCAATGGTTCTGTCGCCGGACGATTGCCCCCGCCATGCTGGCCCCGGCTGATGAAAGGCACCGCCGAAGCTTCGCAGACCCCGATGGGCGTAGCACCGCCCGGTCGCTTGATGAAGCTGTTCGCTGTTGGCGTCGGCAGCGGCTCCCCGACCGATTTGCCGGTGCTATCGCCGCGAAACACCGCAACGTGAGGAAGGACGAGCCCGTGCGCATCGCGTGCGCGCGTCACCGTTGCGAACGGCTCGCCCATCGCCTGCCCGCGAAAACCATCGCCGGCATGGTTGCAGGTTACGACGAAGGCATCGTCGCCCGCGTCGATCACATGCCGCTTCACGCCATAGGCGAGCCGCGCATCGGTCTTTGCGGCCAACGGCCGGATGACACGCTTGCCTGTCCGCCTCGTGTATTCCCGCCCCTCTTCCTTCGTCATGAAGATCGACGGGCAGTCGAGCGACCAGTCTATGATGTCGGCGGCGACCGGCCATGGCTCGAGCTCACCGTTGAGAACTGCATCCGACTTCGGGTCGCCATGCGTCGGTTCCGGCCACACCACTGCCTGCCCATCGCGCCGCGCCACCAGTTTCAGGCGCTTACGGATGGTCGGATCACCATGCTCGCAGGCAACGATCTCTTTCCAGCCTATGGAATAGCCGAAGCGCGATAGCTCATGCACGAACTGGTGGAAGGTCCAGCCGATCCGCTCCGGATCGCGCATGAACCCCTTGCCGTCCGGTCGCTCGATCAGCGGCGACCACTTTGCGAACGCGCTGACATTTTCGAGGCAGATGATCCACGGCCGCTGCCAGTCCGGCAGTTCCTTCAGCCATTTGATCGCCACCCAGGCGAGGTCGCGCACGGCTCGCGAGGTGATCGGCCCGCCCTTGGCGGATGAGTGATCACGACAGTCCGGCGACAGCCAGAGCAGCCCGAACAGATCGTCGCCAAGCGTCTCGCGCATGGAAACCTGCCACACATTGGCCGGCAGATGGATCGTATCCGGATGGTTCGCCGCGTGCATGCAAAGTGCGGCGTCGTCGTGATTGACCGCGAAATCGACGTCGAGCGGATGCCCGGTCGGCAATAGCTCCATCGCATAAAGCTGCTGCAATGCCAGTCGAATGCCGTTCGAGGCGCCACCGCCGCCCGCAAAGCTGTCGACTACGCGAACGCGACGCCTGCCCGTCCTCGATGGCGGTGGCACCGGCAATGGAACCTTGGCGGCGGGGTATGAGCCGGGGCAAGGCAGACACCGCCACCGTGGACGATGATCTGGCAATGCGTTACCGAACAGGTCGACCATCATTCCCCCTTCGGCATGCGGCCGTGCTTGCGCATGGTCTGACCAAGCGCCATGGCGGCCTTCACCAGTGCCCGATGTGCATTTCCCTCGGCCGCGCCGGCAAAGCGTGCCTGCGCCAGCCTGTCGGCGGCGCGCGCAACCTCGCGGCTCGCCGCCATGATCTCGGCCTCGATCTCCTCGGCATGCACCCGCCGTTCCGCCGCAGCCTGCCGGCGCACCTCGTCGAGCAGCATCTCGCGTACGGTAGGCGCGAGAGCTCGAGCAATCGGATCCGGATCGAAGGAATGTGACGTCACGGCGCGCCCCCGTTGGCGAAAGCCACGAAGGCCGCGCGGAATTGCTCGAAATCATCCGCAATGTGCGCCGGCAATAGCCCTTCCGCCGTGCGCGTGGCGCGCATCACCGTCACCCGGCGCAGGATGAACTCCGCACCGCCGTGGAACCGGGCCTTTTCGCAGGCCTCGGCGAGGGTGTGGGCATATTTGAGCACCAGCACGTCCGGCATGGCGAGCAGAACCCGCGCGCGGGCGGCATCGCCGTCCGCGTCATGCACCTGCCGGATGATGGGGAACATGGTGTCGGTCAATGCAGCGCCCCTACACCCGCATGGGCATCTGCACGATGCGCAGGCTGTCGTCCGTCGAGGTGATCAGGCAGGGCGAGCCGGCCGCCTCGCCGCGATCCGGCGCAAAGGTCACCTCGTCGCCGCGCAACTCGGACAATGCCGAAATCAGATAGTCGACATTGAAACCGGCTTCGAAGGGCTTGGCCCTCCCCTGTTCCAGCGGCATCTTTTCGGTGGCTGAGCGGTAGTTGAAAGGACAGACCAGATGCAGGGTCAGGGACTCGCCATCACAGCCGAGCTTGAGGCCCCGACCGACGCCAGACCCGAATTCCCGCATGCGCCTCAGCACGCGCAGAAGCCGCTCCCGGTCCATCGTGAGCATAGGCTGAGGCTCGCGCGGAATGACCCGGAAAACATCGGGATAGGTGCCGTCGATCAGCTTTGTGGACAGCGTCACGCCGCCCGGCAAGTCGAAGCGTGCGTTGGCCGCAGTTGCGTCTTTTCCTGCGTCGCCATCGAACAGGATCGATTCCGGCTCCCGCCTGTTGGCGCACAGCCAGTGCACGGTGTCGCGTGGAATGATGCTGCCGGCCGCGCCCTCCGGCATGGCTTCCAGGGGCATCATCGCAAGGCGATGACCATCCGTCGCCACGATGATTGCACCATCGGGGCCATTCAGAAGCGCCGCACCGTTCAGGTAATAGCGGGTTTCCTCGGTCGAGATTGCAAAGTGCACCCTTCGCATCGCCGCGATCAGGCCGAGATTGTCGGTGGCGGTGCGCACGCCTTCCACCGCGCGAAAATCAGGAAAGTCGCCCGCGGCGCATGATGCCATGCGATATTCGGACCCGTTGAAGGAAACCGTCGCCAGATGTTCTGCCTCGGTCAGCGTCAGGTCTTCGTCGCGATCGATGCAGCCGGCGAGCGCGGCGAGGCCGAAGTAATCCACCACGGCCTCACCCTCCATGGCGCCGATGGTCGGCAGGGCTACCGTCAGCTCCCTGTCGAGATCCGTGCCCGTCAGGTGCCCCCCCCTGAAGCGCACCATGCCCAGCACGGGAATGGTGTTGCGCTTCTGGATGATGCCGCGAAACTGGCGAAGCCCGGCCACAAGCTGGCCGGCAGTTGTCTGCATTTTCATGGAGATGCCTCCGGTTGTTGATCTGATTTCTGGCGAGGCTCGCGCTTGCCCGACTTGCGTGGCGGGCTGGCCGGCTCCTCAGGTTTGCCACCGTCATCACCCGCCTCGAACCCCCACACATCCCAGCCGGGACGCGGTGAGCGGCAGAACAGTTCGATCTTGGAAATGCCCGGATAAAGCCGTTCGATCTGCTCGGCGAAGAAATCGGGCTTGGCCGAATGCCGGCCCTTGCGCTCGCGGTAGACGGTTTCGGGCTGGGTGCCCGGCAGTGGCGCCGGCACATCTCCACGCCGGCCGACCAGCAACAGTTCGTGCCGGTCCCTGCCCCAATAGCCGGTGCCGGCAACTTCCTTGTCCCACACCCAGTGGTGCACATAGGTGAAGCCCCACGCCTGAAGTACGCGCAGGCCGTCGAGCAGCATCGGGTTGGTTGCCCACAGGAACAGCACGGCATCGCGCGCCGCAACGCCGCCGAGATTGGCCAGCAGGCCGCAAATCTCCTCGGTCGGCATCGTCGGATAATGGTTCTCGGCGCTCTTTTCCCGGCCCGTGGTTTCGGAGCGGACGGCAAACCGCCAAGGCGGGTCCGCATAGATCACCGGATAGAGCTTGGCCACCTCCCCCGGCGCGGCAGGGGCGCCGACTTCGGCAACCATGTCGAGATGCGCCAGCCGCACCGTATGGCGAAGCTTCTGTTTCTCCGCGCGGATTTCCTTGGCGCGCTGGATGACATCGCGCTCCTCGCGCTCCAGCACCTTGCGTTGTTCCTCCACGGCAAGCGCCGAAAGCGCTTCGCCGGCATGCACGGATACGCGCCCGTCGCGGATGGCCTCGACCAGTTCGGCGGCGCCATGCTCATGGATGCGTTTAGCCGCGGCAACGGCGCGCTCGGATATCGAAAGCTTTCGTGCCGCTTCGCGGGTCTGCAAATTTGCAGGCCCTGCGGTATGCTGGTTCAGACCGTTTTCCCAATCGACGATCTTTGCCGCGACCAGAGCCCTCTGGCTTTCGGTCAGGTGGCGGCGATGCAGGTTGTGCGACAGGACGAAATTTAGCGGATCGTCACCGTCATATTCAGCCGTGACGGGCTCGACATTCGCGAACCGGCATGCGGCATAGCGGTTGCGCCCATCAAGTATCTTGCCGTCAAGCAACACGATCGGCACACGCTGCCCGAAGGTCACGATGTCATCGGCAAGCTGCCGAACCTCTTGTTCGGGCAGCATCGGAAACAACTCGGCCAGCGGATGAGGTAGGAGCTCGGTCATCTGCGAAAACCCCGCTTCCGCTCGCGAAGTGCATCGAGAATCCGCATCACACGCGGTTCAGGCAGGCCGGTCGCTTTGGAAATCGCACTGGTGTCGCCCTGCCCCGCGCAGGCGAAAACCAGCCGAACCTGCTCATCAAGCTCGGCGTCGGTTATCGGGTCACCGCGCTCCTGGCCCACGCGCGCGGCAAATGCCGCCTCGAACAGCAGATGGGCATAGGCCGTAGCGGTGTATCCGCGCGCCTTCGCGAACTCGTGCAGGCGCTGATAGACCTTCGGCGGCACGCGCAGGGAAACAGTGATGGCGGCGGCAGCCATCACGCCAGTTCCTCTTGCTGCACATTGGGCTGTCCGCGCAGATAGGCACGATGGTGGGAGCAATAGCAGCCATGGGGAAATCCCGGCATCCAGGCGTCCACTGCCGCGCCACAGAACATCACGCGGCCGGCACGCTCACCCACCGGAAAGCGGCATTCGGCGCGGTCGAGATCGGCCAGGGCGAAGCCCCGAGGGTCCGCCTCGGGAGAGATCGGCGCATTTTGGCCGGCGATCATATCGTGGATGGAGCGCATTACGACGCCACCTTGAGCCCGCCGGCGGCGCGCGCCTCGGCCAGCGAAGTGCGACCGGCAGTCATTTTGCGGATCAGATCCGCGAGCAGCTGATCGAGGCTGGAAATCTCATTCGGGGTGAGCTTGCCGTCAGATATGGCGGCGGCGAATGCGCCGGTAAGCTCGCCGGAAGCCACGAAGGTCTCTGCAAACGCGCTCATGATGCACTTGCCGGCCGCCCCGGAACTGTCCGAAACGAACCGTCCGCCCGCTATCGCCGCCATGGCGGCAGTCATCACCGGCGGCACGCCTTCGACCGCCTCCAGCGTCACGATGGCGGGATAGGGCATCAGCGCTGGATGGCCGACATCAGACCAGCGGCCGACCGTACTGCGGCCATAGTTGACGCGCGCAGCCACGGCATCGAGGCCGCCGCACAGGCTGATGATTTCGTTCTGGGCATGCTTGAGAAGCTGCAATTGCGCTGGCGTCATGGCTGTCTCGCGGCAACAAAAATCCTGCGGCGGGACAAACCGCCGAAAAATCCCATGGAGGGACCGGTTCAGATTGTTCAGTGTGCGGGCGTTACTTCCTCACGGAGGCCCGCAGGCAAATGCACTCATGGCACACCACTCCGATAGCGGTTGGCGGCGCGCCGCGCGTAGTTCGGCAGACCGGCAAGGTCGCCGATCTCGCTCGCGGGATGCGTCAGCAAGGGGGAAAGGCCGATGGCTTCACCGGCGGCGGCAACAAGCTCAGCCACGATGTCACCGGCCGGCCTGCCCTCATGGGCAGCGATCAGACTGAGGATGAACATCGTGGCGTCGGAGAAGGTGACTGCGCCGGCAGGCTCGGGAAGGCGGTGGGGCATAGCCTGCGCGGTCTCGGCCCCGGTCAAGGCCGATGGGGAATTGGTGATGACGGACGCTGCTCCACCAGCGGCTTCAACATCCCGTCCGTCATCGTCGCCAGTAAAGCCGGAAAGCGAGGGCCGCTGGCGATCAGCCGCATCGCTATCCCTACTCACCTCTCCCGCCATCGGGCCGCCCATCGTGGCGCTGATCCGACCGTTGTCCTCGGAGGCTTTCGCTACGGAATTGGTTGCAGGGGCCGGAGTCGAACCGGCGACCTCGCGGTTATGAGCCGCGCGCGCTTCCGCTGCTGCGCTACCCTGCGTCAGGAAATCGGGAGCCGTGCCGGACGATGGGCGGGAGGGAACACCCTCGCCCGGCACGGAAACGTCCGCTGCACTCTGTATACAGCAACGGACAAGAACTGGTGGGTGCGGCAGGATCGGAACCCCGGCGGCGCTCATCCGGCGCACAGCGGTAAGGCCGTGATCTGCAATAGCGTGGTCGAAGGCTGGCGAATTCATTCGGCTGCCTCCTTTACTACCAAGGATCGGCGCTCCCTCTCCTCGGCCATGAAGCGCCGAATCTTATCCTCCGTCTCCGGCCATACCCGTCCCGGCCTGCCATTCCTGCCGGAAGCCCGCATTCGCTCAATGAGGCGCCCATTCTTCGCAGCAAGGAGGCCGAACCGATATTCGCCCATTCCGGTCTCACAAAGAAACCGCTCGATTTCTGAAAGGAGATTGCACATGCAAATTAAAATGCACGCATTTGCGGTTACGTCAAGCACCCGCAACTTCGTTTACACGCAGATGCGTTCGTCGTGCTAGTTCATTGACCATGGAAAAGTGGCGTGAGCGGCTTATCGAAGCCATACAAAACGACGGCCGGTCCCTCAGGGCTATCAGCCTGGATGCGGGACTTGGTCCAAATTATGTCAACCAGCTAATTGCACCAAACAGCCGCGGGCCGACTGCCGAAAAACTCATAAAGCTGCTGAATACACTCAGAGTCAGCCCCACCTACATCATCACCGGATCCCCTATGACTGCTGATTTTGAGGAGTTGCTACGTTTGGCATCCCAGATGAAGCCGGAGACTCGTCAAAAGTTAATAGACTACCTTCGCTCCGAAGCAGATACCGAGCCCGCTCTAAGGCCGCCAAGCGCCGATGAAGCGGCAGACGGGACCACAGACGGATAATATCTTCAAGCTCTTCCATGCCCCGCCCGTTCCCTTTTCGTTCATGAAAGCACCGAACGAAAGTGCGGTCAAGAAGCCGTAATTTTATTCTTCCCTTCGCTTGGTTCGCCCTTGCCTGACGCGACTACTGAAGCTGTTGCCGGGAGGGGCGAGGACGAAATAGTTGATTTCGATATATCTTCCGCTTTCATAGATATTCCGAAGCTGGCTTGCTATGGGAATGCTTTTCGAGAGAAACTCCTCATAAATCTCTTTCGCCAATTGTCGTCGCACATAGCCTATGTGCCACTCACGCAATCGCTCAGAGCGAAACCACCGCTTCTCGAATGCCTGTCCCAGGATCGCAATGGCAGAAGGGTCATCGGGATTGTCAGGCTGTGGCGCCAGGGCCAAGCCATAATGCAACCCCTTTCGTTCAGCCATAGCAACCGCGGTGCAAAATGCACGCACATTAGCCTGTCGATATTTTAAGCCGTAAACCTCCTCAACTGCCGTTGCCTTCACCCAATTCCCCGGAGGCATTGAGCCCGCCTCCCCGTATCGCTTCCAGCTCACGCCAGCCTCCCGCCATGCCCTGAAAAAGCCAAGCAGAGTGAAGTGGCCGAGTCTAGACAGGCAGATGGCGGCGGAAGCCCCTGCGGCAAAGCGGATAAACGAATATTCGTTCATTTCCTTGACATGAACGCATTTGCGTGCATTTTCATATCCCATCGCATTCCCGCGATGGAGTTTCACCCATGCCGATTTCGGCAATCCGCCTCACCTTCTCCGACGCCGGTGATTTCGTTGCCGAGAGCCGTGCCGTTGCACTGCTGGAGGATTGCGGGTTTTCGGTCGGCCGCAAGCAGGCCCATGCCCCGAGAGGCATTCTGTTCGGGCTCTACGGCATCCAGAAATGGCGGAATCTGAATACGGCAGAGCGAGAAGCCCTGCACGGCATTATGACAGGCAATGGACGAACCGGGCCAGTTGTCGTCGAGATATTCGAAAGCGCCCCCGACGAGGCGCTGACGATCTGGCTGGGCGCAACAGTCAGGTCTGTTGCAGACTTTTCATCTCTTCCGCCACGGCAGCGTCAATTATTTCTTGCCGACGCGCATCCTCTTCCTGGTTGGAAATTTCAACTTCTTTCCGAATGGCTGAAGGCGATTGAGCGTCGGTCTTTTGAATGGCCAATTTCAGAAGATCGCGCGCGGCAGCTAGGAGTTCCGTCTCAAGTCTTTCGTACGTGGCGGTGCCGTCATGTTTGATTGCCACATCCACCCTGATCGAGGGGCCGACGGGCATATCTCCCCCGAAAGAGTCGTCTTCGAAGTGCAGCGCGACCTTGGCTCGAATGAAGGGCTCTCGCGACGGCGCCCATATATCCTCGATTTCAAAACCGGACATTCTCATCAAATCGTCTCCTTGTGTTGTGGTCATAAGGGGATGCCAGGTGCCGAGTCGCGCGGGAACGCGACTCGGCATCGCCAATCGACGCACGGTTGCGGCAGGAAGTCCTTCCAAATCGGAGATTGTTCCCGCTGTTCACAGATCGGGAGCGTTCAATGACCTCCCGCAAGCGCTTCTCCCGCAAAGACCGTGAACGCATTCTCGATGCCGCCAGCCATCGCTGCCACATCTGCAAAGGCAGGATAACCCGCACCCAGGCGTGGGAGATCGAGCACGTCATTCCATGGGCTCTCACCCGGGATGACAGCGACGACAATCTGCGGCCGGCACACAAGAAGTGCCACGCCATCAAGACGCATCGCTTTGACCGCCCTGCGATCAGCAAGGCCGAGCGCATGCGCGCCAAGCATCTCGGAACATGGCCGAAGCCGGAGGGCAATCACCGCCTCCAGTCCCGCCCGTTCCAGAACTCCCGCAACCTGGAGCAACGCTGATGGAACTCCTTGAGGACATGATTTCCGGCCTGGCCATGGCGTCCTTCCTCGCCGCCGCCGCCATCTGGCTCCCGGTGCTGGCATGAGCGAGATCAAGCACACGCCGGAATGGCGCGCATACGAGAGCGCCGGCTTCAAGGGAGAATGGGGCGTCGAAACAAACGATCCCGCCAAGGTTGCGACGGGCGACGAGATCGTCGTCTACCCTAGCCTAGGAGAGGCAGAAGCACGCCTTATCGCCGCTGCGCCTGATCTTCTTGTGGTTGCGAAGGAATGCGTCGATCTTGCGAAGCTGGCGGAAAGCCTTTGCGGATGCCGAGGTGATGACGATTACGTTTGGGGCGTACAAGAGCGCCTGAACGCTGCCATCGCCAAAGCCGAGGGCCGGTCATGAGCGAGCACCGCGACCTCCCGCCCATTCTGCACCGCCAGCCGCCGCGCGACTACGTCGAGGCCGGCCCGCTGCTGCGGCCTGTCCTCTCCCGCGAAAAGAAACGGCTCCTCGGCCTTCTGGTCTGCATCGCCCTCACGGGCGCGGCCCTGATCTGGATCGGCGTGCAGCCATGAGCGATCCCCGCAAACCCGTCCGCACGCTCCCCGAGGCGCAGAACCAGGCCATCAGGGCGTCGGTTCATGCCGTGCTGCTGGCCGCAACCGAGGTCGGCGCGAAGGAGATCGGCACCACCGGCGCCAGTTTCGTGATCGTCGGCATGGGCGTGTGGGCTACGGAACTGGCCGAACTGGATGCACGCGCCACCGCCAGAATGCTGCGCGCCCTGGCCGACATCTACGATCCCAGAACCAATCCCAACCAGAAACGCAGGGCCGAAGAGGAGCGCGCCAAGGCAGTGCGCGCGATCCTCGCCGCGCTCGATCTGGAAATGGCGGAGGCTGCCGGCAATGGCTGAGACCTCCAACACCGAATCCCAGCGCCGCCGCCGCGAGGCTGCTTATCGCAGAGGCTTTGAGGATGGCCGCGCATCAACACTCCATGGAGAGGCGGAGCCAGATGGGCGCGCCGCGAGCCCCGCCATCGCCCTGCTTATCGCCGCTCACAAAGCTCTGGAGGCTCGGGATGGCTAAGCTGACAGGCCGCCAAAAATCAGAACTGACAGCTCTTATCCGCAAGCCGGGCATTTGGGCTGGCGTTGAACCGAGTAAGGCCGACGATGATCTAGCTTTCTACCTCATAAATGGGCTCGTCCGGTATCTTGGAACGGGCAAGGGATATCGCATCACCCCTGCCGGCCGCGCCGCACTCACGGAGGGGCGACAGGATGACTAGCACCCCATCAATCGGCCAGTATCCCGGCCTCCCGCGCGGCTTCCGCAAAAGCTTCTTGGGCCTTGGCCTGCGCTCCAGCATCGTCGGGGTTCGAATAGGCTTCCAGCGCCGCTTTCCGCGCCTCCAGATAGGCTGGACCGTCGCCCGGCCAATCACCCAGCAGCAACTCGACCGCACGGCCGAGGCGCGTGACGGCAACTATCGTGTTGTCGGTCACGAAAACGTTCGTGGGCTTGTCCCACCAGGCGGATGTGTCGGCCATGTCGGCCTCCTTTCCGATCCGCAACGATTCACCCGGAGGGTTGTTCCGTGACCGGCCACGCAAATTGGGCCGACAGCGCCAATCTCCTGAAAAGCCTTGGGCTGGAGGCAACGAAATGAGCAGGCTCCTCACACCGGCAGAAGCCGCCAAGGAATTGAGCATTTCGGAAAAGCAGCTCCGCTCACTCACTTGCGCAGGCGCCATCAAATACATCAATATCGGCCTCGGGTCGAAACGTGAAACACGCCGCTATGACCCGAGCGATCTTGCGGAATTCAGGGAGGCCCGCAGATGTCGGTCTTCAAGCGCCCCGGTCAGTCGGTCTACAGCTACGACTTCCGTTATCGACGCCAGAGATTTTCAGGCTCTACTGGATGCACGTCGAAGCGCGAGGCAGAAAAATTCGAGGAAGCCGAGCGCGAGCGCGTAAAGGCCTTGCAATTCGACGCCCGAAAGCCCCTCACTTTCAAGGCCGCCGCCGCGCAATACTGGACAGAAGTCGGCCAGCACCACTCCAACAGCGACGATACGCTGCGCACACTCGACTGGCTGGAAGCAGCAATCGGCGGCACGACATTGATT